GGAGAGAGCGCCGCCGTTTCATTGCTCGAATGTTTGTCGGCTCAAACTAAAAGGGTAAAACGGATTTTGACGTTTGTATTAGTATAAAAACCAACAAAAATGAATGCAAAACAAAAGAAATTGAACAAAGAATTGTTGAAAAAATATGAATCCATTTGCGAAATGTCGCCGGGAATCATTGAATTGATTGAAACGTTGGCATGCGTAATTTTGGAGGAACAACAGTTGCAAACGCATTGCAACAAACACGGCACAACATACCAAATGACCGCAAAAAGCGGTGATTTAATGTCGCGGCAATCGCCGGAATGGCAACAATTGAAGGAAACAAGATTGCGCAAACAAGCATTGGTAACATATATTGAACGCAAGATTTCCGGAACGGATGACACGGATGAATTGACACAATTATTGATGCGTCAAAATGCGTGACCCGTTAAAAAAATACGTTGGCCATCAATATGCGCGCGACGTTGTAAACGGAAAAATTGTTGCGGGGAAATATTGCATTGCCGCATGTCAAAGATATTTGGAAGATTTAGACACGGCCGAAACGCGCGGTTTGGTATTTAAGCCAAAAACGGCGCAATCCTACATTGATTTTTTTGAAACATTTTTGCGGCATACAATGGGCGCGTTTGCGGATAAACCATTTGACCCGTTGCCATGGCAAAAATTTATTTTGTGGAATTTGTACGGATGGCATCGCGACGACGGAACGCGGCGTTTCAATTATGCATATTTAGCCGTTGGACGTAAAAACGGCAAAACAACATTATTGGCGGGCATGGCGTTGGCCGGTTTGGTGATGGATATGGAACACGCCGCGGAAATTTATTTTGCCGCAACAAAACGTGAACAGGCAAAAATCGGATTCAATGAAACGTTTCGAATGGCAACCGCCAAAACGCCATTGAAAAAATATTTGGATGCCCGGAAACATGATATTTTGTTTCCTAAAATAAACGCGCGTTTAACTTATTTAAGTTCGGACAAATCGACGATGGATGGAATGAATCCGCATTTGGCCATTTGTGATGAATATCACGCACACGCAACGGATGAGGTTTCAAACGTTTTGCGTTCCGGTATGCAATCGCGGCGAAATCCGATGCACATCACAATCACAACGGCCGGTTTCAGCATTGGCGGCCCGTGTCACCAAATGCAAAAAAGCGTCAAACAAATTTTGGACGGTGTAAAAACCGATGATGCGCAATTTGGTATCATTTACGAATTGGATGACGGCGATGAATGGACGGACGAAAAAAATTGGCCAAAAGCAAATCCAAGCATGGGCGAAACGGTTTCAATCAAACTTTTGCAAAACCAATTCCAACAGGCGCGAAACATGGGCGGTTCACGAATTACGGAATTCAAAACGAAACATTTGAATTTGTGGGTGCAAGCGTCAAAAACTTGGATTGATGACAAATATTTGATGGAATGCGTTCATGATTCTCCAATTGATTTGCGCAACCGTGAATGTTTTTGGGGTTTGGATTTGGCATCCGTTTCAGACATGACGGCATTGATTGGCATTTTTCCAATTGGCGATGAAATCCATGTGCGCGGGCATTATTTCATGCCATCGGATGCCATCAACCGCGCGTTGCAAAATGATTCGGGCCATATTTACGGCGAATTTCAAGAATTGGAAAACATGCACATCACTGATGGAAACGTGACCGATTATGCAAGTATTCGCCGGATTTTGTCGGGCGTTTACGTAACGCCGCACGGCCATGAAATTGATAATTCATCAATCATGCACCGTTACAACGTGAAAAATGTTGCATTTGACCGTTACAATTCAACACAAATTGCCATTGATTTAACGGATGACGGCGTGCCGGTTGTGCCATATGGCCAGGGGTTTGTAAGTATGTCGCCGCCGGCGAAAATGCTTGAAATTTTGATTCGCACCAAACAATTGCGGTTTGACGGTGACCCGGTTTTGCGTTGGGCGTTGCAAAATGTTGAATTGCGAACGGACCCGGCGGGAAACATAAAACCGGATAAACAGAAAAGCGGCGGAAAAATTGACCCAATTGTTGCGTTGTGCATGGCAATTGGCGAACGCATGAAACAAAATGCACAACCGCAAATTACGGATGACATGTTGACAATTGTATCATTGTAATAATTCGTAAATTGCGACCAATGAACAGGATTCAAAAAATTTCAAACGCATTGCGCGCGCGCGTTGGTTGGTTTAATCCGAACACCATTGCAACGGAAATGGGCGTTTTTCCGTTGTCATCGGCCGGCGTAACGGTTAACGAAAACACGGCATTATCAATTGCGACCGTTTACGCTTGCACATATCGCATCGCGTCAACAATTGCATCAATGAATTGCAATGTTTATGCACGGGATGAAAACCGCGTGAATTTAGTTCCAAATCATCCAACAAATATTTTAATCAGCGACCAACCAAACCCGGAACAAACGGCGTTTGAATTTTGGGAAACATTCACGGCGATGGCCGTTGTGAATGGTTTGGCATTTGCGCATATTGAACGAAACAACAGCGGCCAACCAACCGCCATGCGTTTAATTCATCGCGACGACGTCGAAGAAAAAACAACCGCGGATGGCGTTTTTGTTTATTTCGTTCGCGGATTTGGTAACGTTTTACCGGAAAACATGTTGGTTGTTGGTAACATGCACCGCAAATCACCAATTCGCGTTCACGCGGAAAATTTGGGCGTGAGTTTGGCCGCAACGAATTTTGGAGCGCAATATTTTTCGAATGGCGGTCAATTAACCGGCGTGTTGTCATCGGACCAACCAATGACCAATGAACAACGCGAAAAATTGGTTCATCTTTATCGGCGCGAAACCGCGTCCGGTCCAAAAACCATTTTGTTGCCGTTTGGCGTAAAACATCAACGAATTGCCATCACCGCCGACGAAGCGCAATTTTTGCAAACGCGCAAATTGGGAAACAAAGAAATTTGCACGATTTTTTCCATGCCGGCGGCCATGGTTGGCGTTGATGCGGATGTGACATATTCGAACGTTGAACAACAACAAATCATGTTCCGCAATCACACCGTGATGCCATGGGTTCGAAGAATAGAAGCGGAAATAAACCGCAAATTGTTGATGTCGTTTGAACGTCCGCAATTATACGTTGAACATGATTTGTCCGAATTGGTACGCGGTGATTTGAAAACGCGCGCGGATTATTTTCAAACGCTTTTGCAAAATGGCGTGATGACGCGAAACGAAGTGCGCGCCGCAATTCGGATGAATCCGATTGAAGGCAATGGCGGCGATATTGCAACGGTCCAAGTCAATCAAATTGATTTGGATTCGTTGGAAGATTATTCCCGCAAATTGAGTGAAAACAAAATTGTTTAAAATGGAAAAAACAGAAAAAAACGAAATAAACGCAATCAATCGTGAAATTGAATTGCGCAAACTACATGGCGACGACGTTGAAACGCGCATGGCAAAAATAACGGCCATTGAACGCGGTGAAAACAATGAAATGGTTGTGGAAGGCATGGCCGCCGTATTTGATACAATTACGAACATTGGACCATTCAACGAAAGAGTTGAACGAAACGCATTTGACAATGTTTTGAATGATGATGTTCGTTTTTTAGTCAATCACGGCGGTTTGCCATTGGCACGCACCAAAAACGGAACGTTGACATTGGAAAAACGGGATGACGGATTATTTATGCGCGCCAATTTAGCAAACACGGAACGCGGCCGCGAAATCTACGATTTGATTCAACGCGGTCTTATTGATGAAATGAGCTTTGCCGCAAAAATTAAACGCGACGGATGGCAACCGGATGATGACGGCGTGCGCGTGATTTCCCGCGTTGAATCGTTGGTGGATGTTTCGGCCGTGACATTTGGCGCATATCCGACGACATCCATTCAAGCGCGTTCATACTTTGAAGCGGCGCAAAACGAAGTGCCGGACGAAGTGCCAACAACAGACGAAAAAATTGAAGAAATAGAACCGCAAAAAGAATTGCGGAAAAATTGTAAATTGCAAAACAAATCTTTGACAAATATGAATTTAAATGAATTGAAAGCGTTTCGCGAAAAGTATTTCACGGAACACGCCGAAATCATCCGCAACGCGGAACAAAACGGCACGGAATTGGACGAATCACAAAATCAACGTTGTGATTGGTTGGTGATGGAAGTTGAACGGCTTGACAACAAAATCAAACACCGCGCAAATTCGGAACGCATGCAATCGGCCGTTCACATCGGCACGAACATGAACGCAAGCGAACAAAACGAAATTGCAAAAATGAATCGCAATTGGTCGTTGTCGCGTGCAATTAAGCAAATCGCAACAAATAACCGTTTGGAAGGCGTGGAAGCGGAATGGACGGCGGAAGCGCGAAAAGATAACGCGCGCCGCGGTTTGGAAATGGATGGCAATGTTGGAATTCCACAATTTGCAATTTATCGTGCGGATGAAACCGACCAAATGGCCGCAACGTCGGCCGCGGCGGCGGATGCCGGCGGAACGGGTTTTGTTCCAACAAACGTTCCCGGTGTAATTGAGGCGTTGCGCGCGCCGTCCGTTATTGAACAAACGGGCGTGACCGTAATTAATAACGCAACCGGAAATTTGAAATTCCCGCGTATTAAAACAAAAGCGACATTGGCGGAAGCGGCGGAAACAGCGGCAACAACGGCCGCGGGCATCCAAATGGACGAAGTGACATTGACACCGGAACGCGTCACCGCATTCACGGTTTATTCAAAACAATTAGCCATGCAAGGCGGTTCATCCGTGGATTCTTTAATCTTGGGTGATTTGGTTGGCGCGATGAATGCGCGCATTGACACGTCGGCATTTGCGGACATCATCGCGACCGTGGACGGTTCAACAATTAACATTCAAGGAACGGACGGTGCAAACAAGGCATTGAACGCCGCGTTGGTTTACGGAATGGAAGCGGCGGTTTTGGCCGACGGTGGAAATTTGGCGGATGCGCGTTTTGTAATGTCGCCAAAAGCATTTCAACATTCACGAAGCGAAGCGGCGGTTTCATCTGTTTCCGCATTGTGGAATGAACGAAGTTTTGCGGGATATGGCGCAATTGCAACGCCGTATTTGGTGGATGATGTTTTGGATGACACATCAACGGTTGGCGGTCAAATGTTGTTCGGGAATTTCCGTCAGGCGGGAATTTTGGCGCGATTCGGTTCACCGGATTTGTTGATTGACCCGTTGACAATGGCGGCGAATGGCCAAATCAAAATTCACATCAACGCATTTTGGGATTTCGCATTGCGACAACCGCAAGCGTTGGCATATGCCGACCAATTGACATGATAATTTGGTGAGGGGTTAACAGGTAGAAAGGGAACGGCGGCCGTAATTGGTCGCCGTTTTTGTTGCTTCAAATCCAAGAATGAAAAAAAATATTCATTTTTTTGGGTAAAAGTTTGGAAACAACATGAACATGGTTGTACATTTGTGATAACAAAAACGCAAAACACATTTCACACATGCAAATTTCATTTCCTTCAATCCCGGTTTTACCAACATACGCCGCGCAAGTGGAAGCAACTTATAACGCCGCCGAAAAGGCAAAGGACCAATTTTTGATTGAAGCCGCGGAAGCAACGGCAAAAAATGTTCATCCCGAATATCGTTTGAATCGTGCCGAACGAACGCAACGCGAAAAACAAGCGGAAAAAGTTGAATTGCAAACCATGTTTCCAATTGGAACGGCGGTTTTGGAAATGGGCCGACGTTCAACGCAAAAAACGTTGAATGTTGTTGTAAAATTTACAAAAGCCGGTTTTCCGGTTTTGGATTGCGGCACAATCTTAAAATTCAAAACATGGGATAATGCACGCGGAATTCAAATTGTTGCACGCACAAAATCACAATCACATGCATATGACAATACAACGTTCATGGCAATTCAATGGCCAACAGTATGAATGTAACAAATACCCAATTGTTCAATTTGATTGATGATGCATTTGAATTGGGCCGAACAACGATGCACAAAGAAATCAAAAGCATCAACGGCGGCGCAATCCCAACGAAAAAAATAATTGATAAAAAGCGGCAAAACGTTGAATGCGAATTGCGCAAAATTGTTGAACGTCGTTTGATGCAACCATTGCCGGAAAACATCCACGATTTGAACAAAATTTTTCGTTTGCGTGATTCGTTTCATGATTCGTAAATTGCGCACATGGTCACAACATTCACAACATCGCCATCATTGGACGACATTATTACAACCGCGGAATTGAAAAATCATTTGCGTGTTGATGTGTCAGATGATGACGCGTTAATTGGTGCATTTCGAGATGCCGCAATTTCATTTGTTCAACAAATTACGGGCCGCGTTTTGTGTGATGTTGATGGCGTTGTTTACATTGATTCATTTCGACCGGTTACTTTGGACAATGGCCCGGTGAATTCAATCACGTCAATTCAATATTTGGATTATAACAACAGCATCCAAACATTACCGGCGAACAATTATTTTGTGGATATTGCCGGACCGCATGCGCGCATTCGTTTTCATGATGTTCCGGATTTGTATGATTATGCATTGAATCGCGTGATTATAAATTGCAACGTTGGACACGCCGAAAACGCAATTCCAAAACCGATGATTCACGCCGTTCGCTTATTAGTTGGCCATATGTATGAAAACCGCGCGGCCGCGGAAATCCGGACCGTTTCGGAAATTCCATTTGGCATTCATTCATTATTGTCACCATTTCGAATTTTTTCATAAATGCGAATTGGAAAATTAGACCGGCGAATTACAATCCAACGTGCAACGGAAACGGCGGATGATTTTGGCGAACGCATTGTTGCATGGAATGACGAATTTACATGTTGGGCCGCCTTAGAAATTAAACGGACCGGAAGCACGGAAAAAATTGTTGACGGATATGAAACAAGCGTGCAACGGGTTGATTTTTCAATTCGTCAATCATCCGATTCGGACACGCTAACAACAGCGGACCGCATTTCGTATGAATCAAAAATTTATGACATCGTGGCAATCCATGAATTGGGCCGCGGCGTTGATGTGCGTTTGATTTGCGAACACGTTGAATGATGCCGCAAGTAACGCCGGGAATTCAGGGAATGAAACAATTGGAAATTGCGTTGAAAACAATGGCGAAACATTACGCCATGCACAACGAAGAAATCCGAAAAATAAACGGCACGGCGGCGGCCATGTTTGAACGTGCAATGAAACGTTCAATTACTTCGTATCATTCCACAATTTACGTAACGCGCAAAAGCGGAAAAAATTTGAAAATAAAACGCGGCACTTATAAACGTTCAATTGGGAGTTGGCTAATAAACGAAAAAGGCAATGCATATTGGGCCGGCCCGCGTTCCGGAAAAAAAGTTGGTTCAACAAAGGATGCATGGTTTGCATATATTGTCGAAAGTGACCAACAATTTATTGAAGGCCAAAACGACAACAAAAACGTCATCACAAACGTGATAAAATCGCGGTCCAAAAACATTGATGCATGGCGCGTTCGCCAATTTAAAGCGTATCAACAAAAAGTTCAACAAAAAATGCAACGGTCATGAAAAGTGCAAAAGCGATTTTTTCAATTCTTTCAAATGACGCGGCCGTTGCGGCCATTGCATCAACGCGAATTTTTCCGGTTGTCACTTCAAAAAATGCCGTGATGCCGTTCGTGACCTATGACATTTTGAACGTTGTTCCGGATGACACAAAAACAGGCGTTGCAAAAATTGACAATGTTGATTTGGAATGCGTTTGTCATGCCGAAACATATTCCGCCGCATCAAATTTGGGCGATGCCGTGCGCACCGCATTGGACCGTTCCAACGTCGCATTGTCGGATGTCACAATTGATTCAATTCAATTTCAATCGGGCAATATCGAATTGACCGAAACGCCGCGCAAATTCATGGTTGTTTTGGAATTTAAAATTCGGGAACGCCGAACATGAAAAAATTCAATATCTTCGTCAAATGATTATAACACCGGAACAAAACGTGACAATCAACGGAATTGAATACATCGCCAATTCAACTTATTCCGTGAACTATACAACATTTACGCGCATGGTTGAAAACGGCGCAATGCAAAAACACACACCGAAAATCGAAAAAAATGAATCCGTGACAACGGAAAAAACAGATTTTGCGACGAAAAAACGCGGCCGCAAATCAAAAAAATAAAAAAAAATGGCTCAAACAACAGGTTTATTAAATGCAACATCCGTAAAATTTGCGTCCGTTTTGACCGGCGGAACGGTTGCCGTTATCGATGATGTAAAGGAATGTTCAATTTCTATTTCAACGGATATGCGCGACATCACAAACAAAGATTCCGCGGGATGGAAACAAATTTTGCCGGGTTTAAAATCCGCAACCGTTAGCGCAACGGGTTTTTTGAGTTACGACCACACTACAAATTTTGAAGAATTCCAAGCGGCGCAAGTTGCGGGAACGGCATTTGATATTGAAATTCGTGTTGGAAGTACAACGAGCGCAGACACAACCGGCGACCGCGTATATACGTGTTCCGGTTTTGTTACGTCCGTTGAACTTTCAAGCGCATTTGAAGAAACGCAAGAATACACGGTGAATTTTGATGTGAACGGCACTATTACATTTGACCAACAATAAACAAAAAACACATGGTTGAAATTTTAATTGACGGGAATAAATACCCGATGCGCGCAACAATTGGTGCATGGAAAAATTTTGAAGAATCAACCGGCGTTCGCGCCGCGGATTTAGGCAAAGAATCCAAAGATGATGAAAGCGGACCGAATCAATTGATTCTTTTTGCGGAATTGGCATTTCATTTTGTGAATGCCGGATGCAAGAAAAAACAAATTGATTTTGATTTGTCATTGGATGATTGGTTGGATTCGATTGAAATGAGCGATTTCAAAATGTTAAATGACGCATTGAAAAAATTGATGAAAGGAAAAGAAACAAAAAAAAAGATGGTGACACGTTAGATTCACAACCTTTATCGATTGAAACAATTTTGGAAATCGGATTTGGCCAATTGCGGTTGAATCCGATTTCTTTATTTGATATGACATTGGATGAATTTGAATTGGCGGTTTCAGGTTTTCAAAAAATGTCGGAAATTAGGGAACGCGGCGATTGGGAACGAACACGATGGTTAGCAACGATTTTGTTACAACCGCACATGAAAAAGGGTAAAGAATTAAAACCGACGGATTTAGCACGGTTTCCATGGGAACAAAAACAGAAAAAAACAAACATGGTTGACGGGGAAAAACTGTTGGAACAATTAATGAAATAACATGGCAAAAGGCATTGGAAGTTTATTGGTAACGCTTGGATTGGATACGCGGTCATTGGACAAACAATTGGGTCGCGCAATGGGCCGTTTCCGTTCGTTTGGTCGCAACATGAAACGACAAGGCCGAACAATGATGCGAAGCGTGACCGCGCCATTGGTAGGAATTGGAAAAGAGGCATTCACGGTTGCAAAAGATTTTGAATTTTCAATGTCAAAGGTCAAAGCCGTTTCCGGCGCGACCGCGGAAGAATTCCAACGCTTGCAAGCAAACGCGAAAGAATTAGGCCGCACAACCGTTTTCACCGCAACAGATGTTGCCGGTTTACAATTGGAATTTTCAAAACTTGGATTTACTGCAACCGAAATTGAAGGCGTAACGGAAGCAACATTGAATTTGGCGCAAGCGACGGATTCAGATTTGGCGCAAGCGGCGGAAGTCGCCGGCGCAACGTTGCGCGGTTTTGGAATGGATGTCAGCGAAACGGGGCATGTTACCGATGTAATGGCCAAAGCGTTTTCAACATCTGCAATGGATATGGATTCGTTCCAAGATGCGATGAAATATGTTGCGCCGGTTGCAAAAGCGGCGGGCGTTTCAATTGAAGACACAACCGCAATGTTGGGGCAAATGGCCAACGCCGGAATCAAAGGTTCGCAAGCGGGAACATCATTGCGGATGATTTTTCAACAGATGGCGACCGGCGGCGGCGACGTTTCCGAACGATTGGCACAATTGGCCGAATCCGGTTTGACCTTGGATGCGGCATTTGATGAGGTTGGACGACGTGCGCAAACGGCGTTGTTGGTCATGGGCGACGGCAAAGAAAACATTGATACAATGGCCGAATCATTCCGCAACGCCGATGGCGCGGCAAAAGGAATGGCCGACACAATGAACGCGAATGCGGAAGGTGCAACAAAGCGCATGGAATCGGCAATTGAAGGCGCGCAAATTGCGATGGGTTCGGCACTTTTGCCAACAATGGAATCATTGATGCAAGTTGTAACCAATGTTGCAACGGCATTCACAACCATGGATTCAGGAATGCAAACGACAATGTTAATTGTTGGCGCAATTGCCGCGGCCATTGGTCCAATTTTGGTTTTCCTTCCACAAATTGTCGCCGGGTTCGGAATGGTTGCCGGCGTTTTAACCGGTCCTGTTGTTGCCGGAATTGCCGCCGTTATTGGTGCTATTCTGTTGATTCGCGCAAATTGGGATTCAATTGTTGAATATTTTACCAATGGCGACGGCGCGGCCATGTTTGATTCATTAAAGCAAATGTTTGTCAAATTGGTTGATACTGTCATTGGCATTTGGGATTTCCTTGTTTCAACGTTGCAAATGGGATGGGAAATATTTGGCGGATTCATTACGGACAACATCCGCCGCGTTTTTGAATACGTCATTGAAATATTCAACACGGCGTTTGATGTCATCACGAATGTTTTGGGCGTGTTTTCAGCGTTATTCGAAGGCAATTGGAGTGAGATGTTTCAAAGAATTTTAAACGTCGTCATTGACACCGTGAAATTGGTTTTGTTGGGTATTGAATTCATGATTTCCAATATTCTTTCAACCATTGATGCCGGTTTGAATTTGTTGGGCATTGAATCAAATTTGAACGATGGGTTTTCATCCATCATGGACGGTGTAAAAGAATTTTTGGATGAAATGAAAACGGAATTTGATGAAACGGAATCCGTTGGTTCATCATTTTTTGCCAAAATTGGAAGCGGTTTTGGTTTGTTTGGCGGCGGCGGCGGCGGCGGTGCAACAAAAAAACCGGCCGGCGGTGAAACAAAACCGGAAAAATCATTGGCCATTGCAACCAATATTCCAACGGCGGAATTGATGACCGGAAGCGCATTCGACATTTCCGAATTTTTGCCGGATGAAACGCGCATGCAATCATTTTTCAATTCGTTCAAAGATGAATTGGTCAATTCTAATGTTTTGGTTGAACAGATGGCCGCAAACGCGGAAGCGATGGGCAATCAATTTGGTCACGCATTTGGAATGATAATAAGCGGCGCGGAAGGCGGAAAAGAGGCCATGCGCGGCGCGTTGGGAAATATTATTGACAACGCATTTAAAGCGGCAACGGCACATGCCATTCAAGCCGCAACGGCAACCGGTGCAAATCTTGGACCGGGCGCATTGATTGCCATCCCGGCATTAATTGCAACGGGCATGGGTTTGGTGCGAAGTGTATTTTCAAGCATTACCGGGTTTGCAGATGGTGGTATTGTTTCCGGTCCGGTCATGGGATTGGTTGGCGAATATGCCGGCGCACGAACGAATCCGGAAGTTATCGCACCATTGAACAAATTGAAATCAATGATTGGCGGCGGTCAAAATGTTGTTGTTCATGGTCGGATTTCGGGAAATGATATATTGATAAGCAACGAACGAAGCCGAAACGACCGCACACGAACGCGCGGTTTC